TTGGAAAAGTCAGTTGCGCCAGTGGAGTCAGTCAGCACCGCGACCGCTGTACCGTCATTAGCCTTAATGTTAGTGACTTGTAGGTTAGTAGCAGTCACCAGAGGAGTCAGTACGGACGTATCGCAGTACAGAGTACGCCATGAGTTGCCAGACGAGCCGAGATCCCGTGCGTTATCCGTCGAAGGCAGGAGGTCTGTATTGAACCGCGCCGTAGCGGTGATGGTGTCTGAAGTAGCGTCACCTAACGTGGTGTTTCCATCGACCGTCAGGTTTCCAGAAATGTGACCATTTACAATGGTGGTCACGCAAGCGTTGACGTTGGTGCCATCACAAAATACAAACGCCGTATCCCCAGCGGGAATAGCTACGCCAGTCCCTGCGGACGTTTTAACAGTAACCGCGAACGACGTACCGTTCTTAACCACATACAACTTCGATGCCGCGGGGCAGATGACCTCTCCGGCGGCGGTAAGCGCAGTGCCACCTGCGCCGGTAGCAAGAACCAACATCGCACACCGAGCTTCTGAACTTGTACCGTCAGCGGTGGTCAGCGTATGAGCGTTGGCAGTCCATGTATTGATCGTAGACAACCCGGCTACCGCCTGCTCAACCATAGAGGTGATGTTGTCGTTAACAACAGAACCCCAAGTACCGGAAAGCTCCCCGGTGACAGGCAGGGCAAGTTTCAGAATTGGCGTGTATTGGGTCGTCACGTTATTGCTCCGTTTGTTGCCATCCCGGCGTCTGGGTGTTGGTTATATCGCCCCACCCCGGTGATTGTGTGTTCGTTACGCTTCCCCATCCGGGGGTTTGTGCTGTAGTGTTTGCAGTCCAAACTGCGCCTTGTGTTGATGTCACATTCTGCCAGTTAGGGGTCTGCGTGTCATCCACGGGTTCCCATAAGAATCTGCCACTTATTGCATCCGCGCCTACTGCGGTTTCTTGTATTACCGGGTTTAACTGACCAAGGTTAGAAACTACATCCGCGCCCAGCGCAGATTCAATGATTGAGACGTAAGGCTTGAAGATAGCCGAGATGCTATCTAAACCTGATGCGGCTTCCTGTATAGCTGATTGGAATGTGGTGCCCGTGCTTACCGTATCAGACCCCGTAGAGGTTTCTAATACGATAGAACCAAACTTTGCCAGTGCTGAGACGACATCCGCGCCCGTGGCGGATTCAGCAATGCTTGCGCTGGGCTTGAAGATGGCAGATACAGAATCTGCCCCAGTCGATACCTCGGCAACTGCAACACCAAACGCTACACCTGCCGAGATACTGTCCGCCCCGGAGGACGTTTCTACTACTGATGCCTCAAAAGATACGTCTGCTGCTACGCTGTCTGCACCTGATGATGCTTCTACTACACTAACCGGGAACGTCGCTAACGCTGAAACCTGATCCGCGCCTGTAGCGGTTTCAAGGATTGAAGATTGAACTGAATATAGACTCGATACTTCGTCCGCCCCGGTAGATGTCTCTGTAGCATCTCGGTCTACAACCGAGCATCCCCACCCGGCTTGGCCCCAAGTGCCAGATCCCCATCCGCCATCGGGCACGGTTCATCCTTAAGCTGTGAGGCTGAATTGGTACGTTACATTCAACACATCACCAGATACAACCGACCGATCTCCCGGCGCTTGGAAGTCAGCAGCGGAAAAAAGAGTACCGGTCGTGCCGCTCTTAGTGTTGTTAGAAGTTAGGAACGCCCCACCGACTGTCGTTGTCCCGTTGATGGAAAACACCGCTTTGCTAGCCGTGTTCGTAACAACAGATGGGTTTGCATTGGTAGCAGCCGCGAACGTAGCAGCAGGGCGAGTAGCTTCCGTATAGTCCGTTACTTCCGTCCACCCTGCATGAGAAGACATCGTATCGCCAGCGGCAGGGCTATTGGTAGACCCAGATCCATACAAACCGATGTGCCACGTAGTAATCTGTGCGGTAGACGTAAGAGCGGTTCCGGCCATGTACTGAAGACCGACGTTAACTACAAGGTTGGGAGTCTCTGCCGTCCACTTGAGCTTACCGTCTTTATCAAAACATTCAACGATGTACTTGCCGGTCGCTTTTGCGCGTTCTTCCATGATTTACCTCAGTTGCTTGAACGGATCAAAGCCGTTGTAGCTGTATTCCCCGGCATGGTGACCGTAAATGTGTTCGTGCAGGTTTTATCTGAACCAAAGTCCAAAACCGCAATAGACTTGTTTCCTCGGGTCACATTGTAAAGAAGCGCACACCGAGTAGTAAAAGCAGCGGGAACCCATAAGACATTATTAAACGTGACCCACGCTGTATAGCCACTACTACTAATAGCCGCCCCGGTGACTACGTTCCCACCAGCGCTGTACCCAGTCCCGGTGATCTCGTTAGCACTTGTATAGACGGTTGTTGACTCGTCAAGGTTAGCTTCAGCGGTATAAAGCGCAAGTTTCAGCGTGTCCGTTAGCAGGTTGTGAATACCTTCATACAACTCTGCCTTAAAGCTCGTAGTCTGCGTCTGGACGATCATTTGACCGGATTCCTTACCTGACCGTCACGATAAGCATCCATACGCTGTTTGCCGTCACCCAGATTTTTAAGAAGCGCCAATGCCTGCGTGTACATTTCACCATTAGCAGCAAACTGATCTTGCTCAGCCTTCATAAACCGTACGGCTTCTAGAACAGTACCGTTCAAAAGCGCGGAGTCAAAGTTATCGCCCAACCACGTAGTTCCGGCAGTGACGATAGATTCCGGATAGTAGTAATAGTGAAGCTCAACGTAATACGCGCTATCCGGCGTCGGACCAACGATGAATGACAGTTCCGTCTCTAAATTTGATTGAGGGCCAAAGATGGCGTAATGCTTCGGTACGCCCTTGGAATTAGGCGCCGGATACGCTTCGCGGATGAAGTTAACGTCTTTGTTTAGAAGATAAGCGTAGGTGCCGGTGCTGGTATCACCGTTGGTAATAACCGCCAGAGAATAAACAGACAAAAAGTCCGTAGGAGCCGATAGATACTGATTATCAGCAGTCAATTGTCCATAGACGTTCTTACGCAGGTTAGCAATCTGAACAGTGTTATAGATCTTCTGCTCAGCCTGCTTAACAAGCATAGCCATCTGGTCATTGGTGAAAGTATTCTCAACAATGTCCTGAACATTAGCTGACAACTCAGTGTAGTTCACGCCATCGGTCCCCGAGCCATTACACCTTTAGTGGCCGCCCCAGTGCCACGGATTTTAACGCCCGTGGTCTTGACGTTCTTCTCCGGGTAGCCTGAGTTTTTCAGGTCTACTTTCGGAGCCGGTTTGGGCTGCATTCCGTTTTTCTTCATGTCAGATCCCCGTCATACGCGTACGCCGCATGGGCTTCATTTGGTTTGCAACCTTTGCAAGGTTACGCCCCATCTGCTTCATTTGAAGATTTGTTTTTCCGCCCTTGGCAAACTTTGTGGGTTTCTTACCGGGGTGCATATTGGCTTCATGCTTATGCACCGCTTTCTTTGCGTCCATGATGACTCCTAAGTCGTGGCAATTGTAACTGTACCAACAGACGTAACCGCTACCAAATAGTTTGGTGTCAGCCCCGCGTCGTTTGCACTTGCTCCACCAACAGGGTTCCAACCCCACTGAATGTCTCTTGAACCGCCGGTAAGGTTACCGGCTGCGTTTACCCCCGCTGTTACGTAGGTAGTATCCCGCCTTGGGTTCCTGAGCGCTTGCGGGTCATCTACAGGATACATACCAAGTTGCAACTGCGGTTGATCTGGGTCCCAGCAGGCTTGGCAAACCAAGACGTTAATCTTTTTAGTCTTAACTACAAGTTCGCTAAGAGTTCTAAGCTTAAACCTAAACCCGCATCTATCGCACATGGCGATAGCGATCTTGCCACTGGCAAACCTGTTACCCATTAGGCACCGCTACCAATAAACTGTCGGCGAGGAACAAACCGAACAGCCGCTTTTTCACGGTCTTCGCCAGCAGCCAAGTTAAACTGTTCGTCATACACCGCTTTTAGCATCTGCACCCGATCCATCAACTCGGGCACTTTCATGGCAATGTAGTACGCAAGGCCAGCTACAAGACAGGGCAAAAAGCGGAAGTTCATGTCTCCCGTTTCAATACCGTTACCCGCGTCTTGTACCCGCCTCATACGCCAGTAAGCAAACTGGTACGTCTGTGAGTTATCAGGTGTAAGCCAGACCGTCACTGACGGGAGGTTCGGATTGTAGACCGCTGCACCTGTGAGATGAGAGGCAGCAGTCGTATTGTTCTGGCCGCGAGCTACGCCCATCAGGGTGTTGCCACTGATGTACTGATAGAAGATGTCTTCCGCGCCAACACGGATAAAGCCATACGCAGGCAAACCAACTACCGTATTCAACGGAATACTTGTAGCCGTTGATGACAAAGCACCGTTAAGAGTAGAGGACGTAGGCGATACCGCACCTGACAAACGATTGACCAAAACCTGAATCGGGCGCCCCTGAGCAAGCTTGTTCGGGATCGTGGCGTATGTTGATACGCTGATACGTGTAATGTTTAAGTCTGCTTGGGTGGAAGCAGTATTTTGTCCAGTCCTGATAACGTGTTCTAGTAGGTCGATAGTGTCCAATGGCAGTGCGTAAGTGCTAAGACCCGGAGTCAGGGTAATAATCCCCGGCTCAATCGTCCACATGTTGATGCCACGGTTCTGCCACTCAATGGTAAGCAGATTCATCGACCTCCGAGCAGTACGCAGGTCATAACCAGAACGCAGTTCGCGCCCAGCCCGCTCCCACGCCTCTTCCGCGATGTCCGTAAACTCTAAGTTAAACGCCGTGGTACCAGAGGTGGTCATCTAAATCTCGCAGTCTTCTGGGCTATGCCTTTAGGTTGAGCTACAAACTGCTTACCCTTTGCTTTTCCGGCTCGTTTTGCCTTGGTCGTTGCCGCATATTCGGCGGGGCTGAGTGACTTGATCGCTGCTTCTGGCAGATATCGCTCACCCGTCTTGGAAGAAGGTTTTCCGCTTTTGGTCCGCCAACGTTGGCTACCCCAATCTTTGAGCGACTGTTGCGGAGCTTTAGTCACGATAGCCGCCGCCAGCGGCTTTGTACTTTTTTGCTAGCAGTTGTGCTTTTCTCGCGCTCCACTGCCCTGCGCCAGTACCTTGCGTAGCCTGACCCTTGATCTGGTTAAACAACGTCTTACGCATCCCCGGCTTCGTATAGTTTCCAGCCTCGTTGACTTTGGACTTTACTTCACCGCCCTCTGCGTACTCATAGAACGCAGTATCATCCCGCCGCTGTTTACGCTTTGGCTTAGGCATTTTGTTAGGCGCAATTGCGCCCATGCCGCGAGAAGCCATCATACAAACCTACCTTTGGTTTTACCGCGTTGAGCAATACCATCAGCTTTGCGTACAAAACCGCCAGAAGCGTAACCTTCTTTGGCACCGGTTCTCAAAGCGCGTTCGCGGTCAGTTTTAACTCTACGCTCTTCGCGTTCTTCATTCGATCTTTCACGAGCAACTCTCATAGCTCGTTCTACATCTTGGTTGGCGAATTCTTGTTCAGCTTCATCAGAGAATTCAACTCGCCCCGACGGCACTGCGCCTCGCCGCATAAGCGAACCAACCCCACTGCCTTCGATCATGCGCTCAGCGGCTTCTCCAACTTTCGGATTGCGGCGATCAAGTTCTCGGCCAACCGCTTCTCCCACTTCCGCTGCAGCTCCCAGAGCACCCGCTCGACCCGCAGATCGCAATGTAGCCCTGCCACCAGCTTCTTGCTGCCTGCGGCGGTTAACTTCACTAAATTTATGTCCGGGGGTAGCGTCAGGGCTCAGCCCGCGACCAATACGTCGCATATCAGCGGCTTGAGAAGCCCCAACATCCTCAAGCAAATTAGGCGCCAAATCCTCAGCGTTCGTTTGATTTGGCGAACGGTAAGGATAATTAGGCT